CTAATCTTTATGAGATTCTCTGAATTATCACCACAACAAGGCAACATCGTTGCTAAGTTCTCATTGGCTACAACTCAAGAGGTAGTAGCTGGTAGTGATTGGTACACTGATGCTCATAAAATTGCTGGCCGTATAGCTAGCATGTATAATTTGCATCATGCTGTAGTAGCAGCTGTCATAGCTGCCTTGTCACCCAATAATAAATGGGAACGTAACTGCCAAGATGCCGAGAACATTATCGCTGCCTATTATCATGGCAATGAGGATGATGCACTACTTGTAAAAGTATGCACCTATAAAGCTAACAAGATCAAAGCTATTAAATGCCTTGCAAAAGGTATTGGATATGATGATCTCAAGACTATCCTCAATGGTCCTAAAGTTATAGAGTTCTTTCATTGCATCCTCGGTCAACCACATCGAGACGTATGCATAGATGGCCATGCCTATTCAATATGGTTTGGTGAAAGACTCACCTTGAAAAAGGTACCTAACATAGGCAAGCGTTTACGTGAACGCATCAAGGAAGATTATGTTACCGTTACTGATTGGATTAACGAGGAGCTAAACACTAGCTACGAACCATCACAAATCCAGGCTATCACTTGGGTTTGCCACCGCCGCATCTATGGGGTATAATACCCATAGGTGTGACTATTTCCACCATCATCATCGCCGTTATGACTGACTTAAATCGTGAGTTCAACTCATTCAATAGACGCAACCCTAGCGTTTATACTAAACTCCTTGAGCTATCACTTAGGCTCAAGCGTGTAGGTGCCAGCAAGTATGGCATGAAAGCACTGTTCGAGATCTTACGCTTCAATGCTTTATTACAAAGTGATAAGAAGTTTGAGCTAAACAATAGCTATGCACCCTACTATGCTAGATTACTAATGCAGAATGAACCATCACTTGATGGCTTCTTCAGAATCCGTACCCTTACTTCCACAACCAAATGACTTTATCTTTTGAAACCACCCACGAGTATTACATGAAAGATCCTGGAATGTATTACTGTGCTGAACACAATGGACTATGTATCTCACAAGACTATGAGGATACAGTCCGCTTTACTGGGGTCGAGGAAAAAACCATTATCAAATTCGTAAGTGGACTCTTCAAACATAATGCCGAATTGGCAGCATCACTCAAAAAGGAAATCGGATTGCAGGACGTTAAAGCCACAAGCACTACGTCAAAGCAGAGAAAGACTAAAAGCTCTGTTGAGGCAGCTTAATGACAAGCGAACTACCAACATATCGTGTAGTGATGCACGTCACTGCTGATTCTCATCCGTCTCACTGGCTGGCTGATACAGTCAGGGAGCATGGACTTGAGGACGAACTGGAATCATGCTCACTCATTGAATGCTTTGAGATCCCTGATCTACCAACGAGGTATTAATGTATAAGCATGAGTGGTTAATCCCAATCACTATGTTAGGTGTGCTATTTATATCAATGTCTGTAGTTTCTATAGGCATTGATGCACATAAATACAGACCATCAACACAAGAATTTAAACTGAGGAATCACTAATGGCTAGAAGAGATTCATACGATAACCGCATTGACGAGGTTATGATGTGGGATGCGAGTAATGATCGCACTCCATTTACTATTCGAGATGGGTTAGCCGCTTCAATATCTTGGGATCTACCACCAGCATATTGTGCTATTGTACGATCTCGCTGGCCTGATGGTAGTATCAAAGAGCGTTCATATAGGAACGCCAAGGCAGCCCATAAGTATATGGTTAAGTGCCTTGAAAACAATGCAGAATTTACCCTATTAACAGACGATGCACTCCGAGACAGTGACAACCCAACCGATCAACGCAGTGGATCTAGCTGATCTATTAGAATGTGAAGGTTATGTTGTTGACGAAGATACAGGTGAGGTTTACACTGAACCTAATGGCAAGCGAGCTTTATTGCTGATTCTTGCCGCACTCAATAAACTCTACGTTACACATGATGCTGAGTTTAAATTGTCCTACTTTATACCCCATTGGAAGTGCTACGACCTTGACGGGTATTGTGACATTCACCCTAATGAACCTCAATGCAAATGCTATGAAGTATAACAACCACCATCATCACCTCGACATGGCCGAGATAGAGAGCCTTGCAGACCACGAATACTCCATGTTCCTAGCTTATGGCGACACCCTTACAGATTTCGATGCAGTGCCAGTTGGAGAGGGAAGCGATCTCATGTGGGAGGATGAAATTGCACGACTCCTTGAACAAGCTGAGCGAGAAGAGCTACTCCTCGGCGAGTGTGTACGGGACGGCTTCTATAACCAGCGCACTCCCTTTAGTTATCAAGTACATAGATGATACTAGAGCTAACATAGCATCTGGTAAAGGTGGTAGGTATTACAAAGCCTTCCATGTTTATCTTGATAGCTTAGAACCTATAGCTATTGCAGCTATTGCATTAAAGGTTACGTTTGATAAAGTGTTTAGCACTAAACGTGACGCTGATACACTAACCTCAGTATGCGATGGTATTGGCTATGCACTTGAGAATGAATGTAAGTTTAGATGGTATAAAGAAAATCATCCTGGACTTATGAACTTCATTGAGAAGGAACATTTTCATGGATCAAGTGGTACTCAGCAAAAGATCAGAGCTACTCAAACAGTATTCAAACACTGTGATATTGAGTGGCCTAAATGGAGACATGATTATCGTGTACAGTTAGGGCAGTGGGGTTTATTAGCTGTAATGGAGACTACTGGTTGGTTCTCTATTGTTAATAAGAATACTCCACGTAAAACAACTAAGATTGTTGAGCCTACTGAATCATTTAATGAGATTAGAAATGATCTTATTAAACAAGCTGAGATGTTCAGTGGTATCCCTTGGCCTATGCTTACCGAGCCTAACGACTGGAGTAATGAAAAGCTAGGTGGCTACTACTATAATGCCCTTATGAAGGGGCATGAACTAACACGCCGTGGAAAGTGTACACTAACACACGGGGAACTTCCTCTTAAGTTTTTGAATAAACTTCAGAAGGTAAGGTATCGTGTCAACAACCACGTACTGAACGTGGCACACTACTGTAAAGATAAAGAGATAAAGGTAGATAAATTTATCCCTATAGTACCTGCGTATAAACCACCTCCACCTCCTGATATAGAAACTGATAAGGAGGCACATAGGAAGTGGAAGAAAGAGACACGTAACGCACATAATGCTGACTGTTTAAATTTCAAGAGATCAGTAAGAACGAGGGCACAGTTAGAAACTGCTGATAAATTCAAAGAGGATGTCTTTTATTTATGTTGGTCTTTTGACTACAGAGGTAGAGCATATCCCATTCAAGCATTTCTCACACCTCAAGACACTGACTTCGGTAAAGCTATGATCCGCTTCGCTGATGAATCACCAGTCACCCAAGATGCAGAAGATTGGTTAGCTATCCAAGTTGCTACAACATATGGTCTAGATAAGGCTACTATGGATGAGCGTATAGCTTGGTCACTAGATAATCATGAGTTAATTACGAAAGTTGCCTTAGATCCAGAGGGATCAATCCCTAAGTGGGAAGCAGCTGACGAGCCGTGGCAATTCATGGCGGCTTGTGACGAATATTATCACTGCATTATTAAGAAAGATAAGACAACAACTGGACTCATGGTAGCGGTAGACGCTACATGTAGTGGGTTACAGGTGTTGGCTGGACTTGCAAAAGATCAGTCAACTGCTAGTCTTGTCAATGTATGCCCAGCTGATATACCTAGCGATGCATACAAGGCTGTTGCCAATGAAGCCAAGAAGTATTTACCTGAGCGTATGCACTCTTGGATGACACGTGGCACCTGTAAACGTACAGTCATGACAATCCCCTACAATGCAACTAAGGATTCGTCACGTAAGTACATCAAGCAATCTTTAAAGGAACAAGGAATTGATCCAACTAAAGATGAGCTAACACAGGTTGTCAATGCTGTCTATGAAAGCATGGATGCTATCGTGCCTGGACCAATGCAAGTTATGCGTTGGATTAAGCAGCACGTAGGTCAGTACATCAGAGATGGTGCTACTGAGGTTGAATGGGTAACTCCATCAGGATTTACTGTCAACCAGCGTAGAGATAAAGTAAATATACAAAGAGTTAGATTACAATTGTTAGGTAATGTTAGTATTAGTCTTGATAAAGGGTCAGGTACACCTTGTCCTATACGTCACAAATCTAGTACAGCACCTAACTTTATTCATTCGCTCGATGCATCCATCTTGCACTGTTCCTTTCAACAGTTCAATGAACCATTCACAGTCATCCATGACTCGGTGCTTACTAGAGCAGGAGACATGGGAACACTCAATAGACTTGTGCGAGAAACCTACACACAAATTTTCACGCAAGACTGTTGGCTCACAAGATTTAGTGAAACAATCAGAGCATCAGAACCACCGCCAATTGTCGGGACATTAGATCCCACAGTTGTACAAGAATCCACTTATTTTTTCTGTTAATGACAACACACGTAACTAAAGAACCTGTCGTACTAGAGGGGTTCCAAGCTGTACTAAAACCTGGAGACTGGGGCTATAAGCTATCAGTTCTTATGGATAAGAGTATAGTTGAACAGCTAGAAACTGAACGTGAATCAGCCCTAGAATGGGCTAGAAGCAAGGCGAAAAACCCCAAGAGGGTTTCGGTTAAGCCAGAGCCTTGGGAAGAGTTAGAGAACCAGCCAGGTACCTATCAGGTTAGATTCAGCTGGAAGGATGGCGACAAAGTATTTCCTGTTGTAGTTGATACAGAGGGAACAGCCATCACAGATAAAGACACACCGATATACAGTGGCAGCACAGTTAAGGTAGCTTTTTTCCAAAAGCCATACGTGCTACCAACAGGTGACATTGGTACATCACTCAAAGCAAAAGCTATTCAGTTAATCAGCCTTAAGTCTGGTGCTGGAGTAGTAGATGACGGAGATATGTCAGCTGATGAAGCTGTTGATTTGTTTGGTACATCCAAAGGATTCAAAGTTTCTGAGCCTAATGTATCTGCTGGTACCACTGAAGAAGACGAGGACTTTTAATGCGTAGCGGCCTTGAAGAAAAGGTAGCTGCTCTATTAACTGAGATTAAAGTTGATTGGGAATATGAATCTAACTGGTACCCTTATGTCATTGAACATAAGTACATCCCAGACTTTAAAGTTGGAGATGTTTATCTAGAATGTAAAGGTTATTTTTCAGCGGCTGACCGCCGTAAGATGAAAGCAGTCAAGAAAGATAACCCTTATCTAGATATACGTTTCGTATTTCAAGCACCTCATAATAAACTTAATAAAAGATCGAAAACCACTTATGCCACGTGGGCCGAGAAAAACGGATTCCCGTGGTGCGCCTATTATGCAATCCCACTCAGCTGGCTCAAACCATGAAGAATCTGAGTTCCAATATCACCTCCCATGTACTGTATGTGGGTCGTCCGATGCTAACAGCATGTATGATGACGGGCATACTTATTGCTTCAGCTGCAACACTCGCACGTCTGGAGAGGGAGAACCACCATCATCAGCGCAAGTCGCTGTCAAGGGCACCCCTGTTAGGTTAAAGAAACGGGGACTCAGTGAAGAGGACTGCCGCAAGTACAAGATCCACAAAGATGGGGACGTATTACGTTTCCATTACACTAATAAGCGTGGTCAGGTAGTTGCGGCTAAGATAAAAACAAAGGACAAAGACTTCTACTGGGACGGTAAGAATATCGATAACCAGTTCTTTGGACAGAACCTATTCCCCGATACAGGGTCAAGACTGACCTTGTATGAAGGAGAATTAGATGCGGTATCTGGCTACCATGCCATGCCAACTTGGCCTCATATGTCTGTACCTAATGGTGCAGCTGGAGCTAAGAAAGATTTACAAAAAATTATAGAATTAACTCAAGGATATGATGAAGTTGTTTTCTTCTTCGACAACGATTCAGCAGGCATCCAAGCGGCTGAAGAGTGTGCGCAGCTATTACCGCCAGGTAAAGCAAAACTTGCACGTCTGGAGAAGTACAAAGACGCATCAGAAGCTCTATCAGCTGGAGATACTGAGTCCATCAGAAAAGCGATCTGGGATGCAAAAACTTATCGGCCTGATGGAATTGTTGATGCCAAATCGTTACTTGAAATAGTTACAAAACCCGAACCACCTTGCGCTTATGACTATCCGTTTGAAGGACTCAACGAGAAAGTACACGGGATCAGGTATGGTACACTTACAGCAATTACTGCTGGCACTGGCACAGGAAAAACCTCATTCTGTCGTCAGATTGCAGCTCATCTCCTCAACAACGGAGAACGGGTTGGGGTCGTGGAGCTTGAAGCAAGTAATCGAAACACCGCATTAGGTTTAATGTCCACGGCAGTAGGTAAACCTCTACACCTTGGAGAACATAATGAAAAAGAACTCAAAACAGATTTTCATAATACCATTGGCAGTTGGAATCTTTACCTTTTCGATGGCTTCGGCTCTTTTGATCCTGATGTCATTTACAATAGGATCGAATACCTTGCCAGTGGATTGGAGTGTCGTGTTGTATTCTTAGATCACCTAAGTATTCTCCTTTCAGGATTGGAAGGGGATGAGCGTAGGATGATAGATACAACAATGACCAAGCTAAGATCATTAGTTGAACGCACTGGTATCGCACTATTTTTAGTATCACACTTACGGAGAAGTAATAATGATAGGACTTCGCACGAAGAGGGAGGTCGAGTCAACTTGTCCTCACTTAGAGGATCTCACAGCATCGCTCAAATATCAGATACGGTCATTGCGCTCGAAAGAGATCAGCAGGCCGACTCTCAACGAGGCACTACGACTGTGCGAGTCCTTAAAAATAGATATTCAGGCGAAACTGGAGTAGCCTCAAACATTGCCTACGATTTATCAACTTGCAGATTTACTGAAAATGAAATTACGCAACATGGAGAAACCTCATTCGACCCGACCACGGATTTTTGATGGAGGTTATGAACATCCATGGTATAAACATGCACAGCCACCCAAACCACCAACTAAAGAGGCTGTGGAAAAAGCTAAGTTTGTAGACAAAACCTACACATGGAAAAAGAATCGCTGAATCTAGCCTTTGACATGGAGACAGATGGGCTAGACTCCACTCGTATTCATTGTATTGTTACACAAGACTTAAATTCTGGTCTTGTTGAGGAGTACAATGATGAGAAATACACCGAACACCCCAAGGAGTTGCCTATGGCATCTTCTTATTCTATATGTAATGGGCTAGGCAGTCTTATGGCTGCTAATAATATCGTTTCACATAATGGTATTGCCTATGATGTAGCTCAAGCACAGAAACATTATCCTTTCTTTAGGAAGCTTGAAGCTAAACACTGGGATACCCTCATCCTCAGCCGCTACTACCACCCAAACCTCTTAGATATTGATCTTAAACGTAAATGGCGTTACATGCCTGCACGTTTATATGGATCACACAGCCTTGAAGCCTATGGATATAGACTCAAGTGTTTTAAAGGAGAGTTTGGAAAGACTACCGACTGGAAAGAGTGGTCCCCTGATATGCAGGAATACTGCAAACAGGACGTTGCTGTTTTAGTCAAACTATGGGAACATTTCCAAAAATACCTGAACCCGTCATCTTAGAGCACCAAATAGCTGAGATGATGCAAGACCAGAAAAGAACTGGTTGGCCTTTCGACATACCGAAAGCTCAGGAACTAGAGAATAAACTGTTAAATCGTTTAGAGGAGCTTAAAGCATCCACTGAAAAGATTTGTACATATGTTCCTGGTAATGTATTTATTCCTAAAAGGGATAATAAAAAGCAAGGGTATATTAAAGATGCCCCAATGCAACGACTTAAAGATTTCAATCCTAGTAGTCGTGAGCATATTGCTTGGTGGTTCAAAACCTTTCAAGGTTGGGAACCTAACAAACTAACACCTACTGGTAAGGCAGTCATTGATGAGACTGTACTTAAAGAGATAGGAACTAAAGAGGCGTTAATGTTTCTAGAGATTCTGGTCATACAGAAAAAACTCGGAATGCTATCCCAAGGGACTAACGCATGGTTGAAACTGGTCAAGAATGGCAGGATTCACCACTCTTGCTTTATAGGTGCAGCTACGCACCGAATGGCCCACTCGCATCCGAATCTCGCACAAGTAAGTAGCGATGAGGATTGCAGGGAGCTATTCATTACAAAACCTGGATGGAAACTAATCGACAGTGACCTTGCAGGAATAGAATTAAGAATGTTTGCACACTACCTTCATAAATATGACGGTGGTAGATATGCAGATGTATTACTTAATGGTGACATTCACCAAGAAAACGCAGACAAAATTGGTATCTCCAGAAGGCTTGTCAAGACTGTAACTTATGCATTTTTGTATGGGGCTGGAAACCAAAAAATAGGCTTATCGTATGACCCCATGTTATCGAAAGAAGCCGCTGCCAAAAAAGGTAAAGATATTCGTCAAGCTTATATGGATGCCATTCCTGGTCTTGAAGATCTTGTTCTGGAAGCTACCAAGAGGGTTGCTGAAGGAAATCGCATCCGTGCCATCGACAGTCGTTATCTCAGCGTTGACAAAGGGCACAAGTCTCTCAATTTCCTCCTCCAAGGATCGGCGGGGGTCATCGCAAAGAGGTGGATATTAATTACCAATCAGAATTTACACCAACTTGAAATCAAACATGAAAGGTATGCTTTTGTACATGATGAACAAGTTATAGGTGCGCCACCATCATCAGCAAAACAGATCGCAGAGGTTTGTAAGCTTTCTGCACTTGAAGCTGGTGAATACTATAAACTTAGACTGCCTATTGAAGCCGATGCACAAATTGGTGATAATTGGGCAGAAGTACACTAATGCTACTAATTGATTCAGATTTCTTAGCTTATAAAGCAGCTCAAGCATGTGAAGAAGGTATTGACTTTGGAGACGATGTTATTGTCGCTCAATCCAATTTCAGTAATGTTCTAAAGATATTTGAGCGTGAGCTAAGAAAGGTTACAACAACTTTAATGGAAGACGAGTTCATCTTGTATTTTTCAAGTCCTCAGAATTTTAGAAAGAAAATTTCACCAGATTACAAAGGACATCGAAATAGGCGTAAGCCTCTAGGATACAAAAGATTAGTCAACCATTGTAAAGCTAATTATAGATTTGTTCTCCGAGATGGCTTGGAGGCAGACGATGCTTTAGGTATGGATGCAACGAAGTATCCAGACAAGGAAACCATCATCGTCAGTCCAGACAAAGATATGAGACAGATACCTGGAGTCCTATGGGATATGAAGGGTGATGTAGAAGAGATTACAAAAGAAGACGGTGATATGTGGCATCTAATTCAATCGCTAGCTGGAGATCCTACAGATGGATACCCTGGCTGCCCTGGAATTGGAGTTAAACGTGCAACGGAGTTGCTGAATAAGCATGAGAATAAATGGGAGGCAATCTGCCAAGCCTATAAGGAAAGAGGGTTATCAGACGATGACGCTTTATTAAATGCACGTTTAGCTAAGATTCTACAACACACTGACTACGATTATGACCGCCAAGAACCAATCCTATGGACCCCAGTATTATAAACGAGGTAACATAGAAGTCTGGGATTTTATTAAAGACCAAGACTTAAATTACTTTCTCGGTAATGCTATTAAATACATTTGCCGAGCAGGTTACAAAGATGATCCTAAAAAGGATCTTCAAAAAGCCATCCACTATTTAGCAAAAGAACTATCACATGTCTCTGACAATAACCCCAGACATACACAAGACATTCCTCAGCCAACAAGCGGAGGAGTTCCGACAGACTTACTCGATTGGCAATTCGAGGGGTCGTGCACCTCGGACTAAACAAAAAGATTTAATCATTGAGGAATTTAAAGAGTTCCTTGAAGCTGAAGGTATGTTATTCAGAGATAACGCCACCATCAGAGCTGAAGCTTTAAAAGAGCTTGCTGATTTAGTTTATGTCTGTTATCAGTATGCTTCCAACATGGAATGGGATTTAGATGAGGCACTACACAGAGTACACGAAAGTAATATGTCCAAACTAGGAAAAGACGGTAAGCCTATCTACCGAGAAGATGGCAAGGTTCTTAAAGGACCAGACTATGCACCACCCAATTTAGAAAATTTAGTTTAATGACTGCAAATGTTATCGCTCGTACAGGCCGAGTACAAAATTGGATTGATAATCCTGATGGCCGTCTCCCTGTCAGCTGCACTGTATTCGTGGTTGAAGACTCGATGGAGGGAGAAAATGGCATCGAAGCGTCTTGGCGTTTTGCTTCACATGCTCTCAGATATGGAGCAGGAGTTGCAATCCACTTATCCAAGTTACGATCAAAAGGAACTGAAAATGGCAAAGGCTTGGTTGCTAGCGGCCCAGTCAGCTTTGCAAAAATATACTCAGTATTAAATGAAACACTCAGACGTGGCGGGGTCTATAAGAACGGGGCTATTGTTGCTCACTGTGACATTGACCATGCCGATATCATTGATTTTATTACAACACCTAGACACGAACTCCCGTGGATCAAAAGGTGTGTCAATCTTGACTACGAAAAGTGGCAAAATACTGACTCGCTCACACGGGATGCATTAATTTATGGAATCAAATCAGGAGATATCTGGCTCAATAAAATCAGATACGACCAGTCAGGCCAACGGATCTACGGCAACGTATGTCTTGAGGTTTACCTGCCCTCACGAGGAACATGTCTCCTCCAACATATTAATTTGTCAGCCTGTCGTGTCAGGGACATTCAGGACGCTTGCGCTACAGGTATGTCCGAGTTGTGCAAACTCCATGGGAACACAGGTGTTGGATCAACTGGCGAATACCTCCCAGCCGAAACGGATCGCCAAGTCGGACTTGGATTCCTTGGACTAGCTAACCTTCTAAGAAGAGAAGGTATAACTTATGAACAGTTTGGTAGAGCATTAGGTGTAGTAAATAGTGGCAGTGCTATTGTCACTGACGCAGAGAAACTAGCCTATGAAATCAAACTTGGAGTACATAAAGCAGCTCAGGTTGCTGTACAAAATAATATGGTAAGAGCTTTTGCTATTGCTCCTACTGCATCCTGTTCATACAGGAGTAAAGACTTAGATGGGTTTACCGCAACCCCAGAAATAGCTCCACCGATTGCAAGAACTTTGGACCGTGACAGCGGTACCTTTGGTGTGCAATCATATGACTATGGCAATGTAGAGATTGCCAGTGAGGTCGGCTGGGACGCATACAAGCGTGTAGCAGATGGCTTCATGACATTATTAAATAACACAGGACTTCTTCACGGATATTCATTCAACTCTTGGTCGGATGTAGTAACCTACGACAATGCGTTCGTGGAAGAGTGGTTAGCTTCACCTCAAACCTCCTTATACTACAGCCTTCAGGTAATGGCAGACGTTCAAGATAAATCTAATGTGTATGCGGCACTAGAGGAAGAAGATGTCAACGATTACCTAGAGGGGCTTATAAAAGAACCTCAATGTGATTGTCAAGAATGAAAAACCCTTATGATAAACTACTCGCACGTAAAAGAAAGTGGTCCCCAGTGCAAACCACAGCTGGTAAGCTTAAGCCAGGAGCCGAGGAAACCATATTCCGTGCGCTTGCAATACGCCATATGGAGCTACCAGTTGGTGAATTTATTGAAGATGCGCTTGGAGAAGTACCTGATCACGCAAGGGATCTACTCAGATCCAACGTAAAGGATGAAGAGAACCATGACTTAGCTTTAGGCTATGTTGTTAATGCTCTAGGTGTAGACGAGGAGGCAGAAAAAGAAGCCCTTCGTCTACGAGCAGCATGGGAAGCTCATCCAGACCATACTATTACTAAAGCTTTAGTTGCCGAACGTGCTATCTTCTTTGTACTTCTGCCTTTTTTTAGGTTTAATGGCGATGCTGGTCTCAGAACGGTATCAGCTGATATTTCCAGAGACGAACAAATACACGTGGCCTCTAATAGCCTTGTATGTCACGAGCTGGACTTATCTCCTAGTCAATCTTTGGATAAACTTAGGAAGGCCACGATTAACTGGGTACTCCAACCTCTAGGTAGAAATACTACCGACAAATATTTAGACAGAAAATTTTGGACCGATTCTAGTGATCGTCTAATGTATGAAGGCAAAGCACCAGAACTTTCTGACACCAAGAGAGCTAGAATGCCAGCCTTTTTTGAACATGCCAACACCAACCTACCCAAGTACGCTTAACTGGGGAAACCTAGAGCGTTATCTTGATGACCTTGACCAACAGTTTCCTGACAAATTTCCTGACCATAACCTCTCCGATAAGGAGATTTCCTATAGGGCAGGTCAGATCTCTATAATAAGACTATTAAAACAACACTTATCGGATGAATAAATTATGTGCGGAAGCTTAATAAACTCAATCTTTGGTGGCGGTAGACAACCTGCACCACCACCAGTACCTAATGCTCCAACCCCACCCCCAATTCCTCAAGCAACTGTAACAGCTCCTGTTGAAGCACCTGCTACACCTACACCAGCACCTTACAGTGAGGATGAAACTAAGAAGAAAGCTAAGGTAACTGCTAAGAAGGTACAGAAGAAGAAGACTTCAGCTGGTACATCTCAGTTACAAATTAAGAAGCCAACTACAGGTGGTGTTAATACACCTAGCACACCTCAAGGTGTGAACGCTGGTGGTACTACTGGTGGTACTGGAACTACTACTACTAAGAAAGGAACACAATAATGAAGACAGCACGGCAAAGGTATAACAGACTATCTACAGACCGTGAACAGTTCCTTAATGTTGCTTACGAATGTGCAGAGTTAACAATACCAACTCTGTTAATGCGTAACGAGAAGCCTCCTGCTTATGGAGAATTTAAAACTCCATGGCAAGCTGTTGGTGCCAAGGGTGTAGTAACATTAGCATCAAAACTAATGTTAGGATTACTCCCTCCATCAACCAGCTTCTTTAAACTTCAACTAGATGACTCTAAGTTAGGTGTAGAAATACCACCTGAAGCAAAGAGTGAGATGGATCTTAGCTTTGCAAAGATCGAGCGTATGATAATGGATGCTATTGCAGCTTCCACTGATAGAGTACAAATCTTTTCAGCTATCAAACACCTTGTAGTAACAGGCAATGCCTTACTCTACATGGGTAAAGATGGTATGAAGATGTACCCTTTAAATAGATACGTAGTTGAAAGAGATGGTAACGGGGAAGTGGTAGAGATAGTAACTAAAGAAAGAGTTAGCAGAGATTTAATACCAATCAAGCTACCTGTTAACCCTAACTCACCTGTAGATGATGATAAAAATAACACAGAGAAAGACTGTGATGTTTATACTTGTATAAAACTAGGAAAAAAAGGATGGTATTGGTACCAAGAGGTACATGATATCCATATTCCTGGGTCAGAAGGTAAAGCTCCTAAAGATAAAAGTCCTTTCTTACCTCTACGTTTTGTCACTGTAGATGGAGAAGACTATGGACGATCAAGAGTCGAAGAGTTTCTTGGTGATCTCAAATCATTAGAAGCATTGATGCAAGCAGTTGTTGAAGGATCAGCAGCGGCAGCTAAAGTTGTCTTTACTGTGTCTCCATCCTCGGTTACTAAACCAGGTACACTTGCTAACGCAGGTAATGGTGCTATCATTCAAGGTAGGCCAGATGATATTGGAGTTGTACAAGTAGGTAAGACAGCAGATTTTAGAACAGCGTTTGAATTAATTCAAGTATTAGAGAGGAGATTAAGCGAAGCTTTCTTGATTCTCAATGTAAGACAGTCAGAAAGAACTACCGCAGAGGAAGTTCGTATGACACAGATGGAGCTAGAACAACAGCTGGGTGGTTTATTCAGTCTGTTGACTACTGAGTTCCTCATACCATACTTAGCAAGGAAGATGCACAAGCTAACTATTGCTAAGAAGATACCTAAACTTCCTAAGAATTTAGTCCATCCAACTATTGTTGCAGGAATAAATGCACTAGGACGTGCAGGTGATAGAGATGCTCTTGTACAATTCGTAACTACCATTGCTCAAACAATGGGACCAGAGGCTTTACAACAATACATTAATCCTGATGAAGCTATCAAGAGATTGGCAGCTGCTCAAGGTATAGATGTACTGAACCTTGTTAAGTCTATGGAAGAATTACAACAGGATCAACAGGAAGCACAGCAACAGGCAATGCAACAACAGATGATGAGCCAAGCTGGACAGTTTGCAAGTGCTCCACTTATGGACCCAAGTAAAAACCCTGAAGTAATTGAAGCTCTACCTGGCATGATGCAAATGGCAGGAGGAGAAGCACCACCAGAGGAAGTCGCACCAACCCCCTAATTAAATGGCTGAAACACAAACAATCACTTATGATCCATCAGACGATAGTGTAATCATGGAGGCAAATGAAGCCCGTGATGCAGAGAATCTAGCTGTTGGAGAAAAGATGCAGCAAGAACAAGAACAACTTCTTGCTGGTAAATATAAAACAACTCAAGATTTAGAGAAAGCTTATAAAGAACTTGAATCTAAACTGGGTAATAAAGAACGTGGCTTAGAGAGAGAGTCTGAACCAGAAACAGAAACAGAAGAAACAGTTGAGCAGGGTATAACTGCTGAAGATTTTTACAATGAAGATGGTAGTGTCAACACTGATACTACTGAGAAAGTTTATGGTGAAAAAATTTCTGAAGTTTTTAAAGAGAATGACATAGATCCCTTCAAGATGAATGAATACTTCATGGAAAATGAAGGTACATTATCTGAAGAGATGTATGAATCTCTTGGTAAAGCTGGGTTCACTAAAGAGTTAGTTGACTCATACTTAAAAGGTGTTAGAGATGATACTGGTATCACCCAAACCGAGGCAACAGTTTTATCTGATGCTGAAGTAAAAGACATTCAAAATATAGCAGGTGGTAAAGCTGGTTACGAACAGCTTATGACATGGGCTAGTGAGAATATGTCAGATACTGACGCTAAAAACTTTGATGAAGTAATTGAAACAGCTAACAAAGCCGCAGTAACATTCGCAGTTAAAGCACTTATGGGACAATATGAAGATGCAGTTGGACGTGATTCAAATCTAATTCAAGGTAAGAAATCTCAACCAACAGAAACCTATCGCAGTATGGCTGAGGTAGTTAGAGACATGGGTAATCCATTGTACGAAACAGATGAAGCATACCGTGATGATGTACGCCGTAAGCTTGAAGTGTCTAACCTTAAGGTATAATGGCATTAAATCAAGACCGTGTAGTATCACCTGACCCATTTATATGGGTGAAAGATAAGGCACTTCCTCGTGAATTTTGTGAGGAATGTATAGAGAAATTTCTAGTAGATGACAACAGGTATGACGGTATCAGTGGTAATAAAGGTCAAGTCCAATCAATTAAAAAATCAAAAGATTTAGCTATCAGTTGTAATGGAGACTGGGTTCATGAGAATGAAATGTTTTTTAAAGTATTACATGCTAGTCTTTCAGAATACATTGATCACATCCAATCTCATTATGCATTAAAATGTTATGACGATAATGAGCTGTATGATTGGGCAGACTTCACTCCCTTGTTCGGAGACATAAGTGACAAGGGTTATCAAATACAGGAAACAAAACCTACTCAATTCTATGACTGGCATGATGATGCTATGATTCATTGGAATGAAAATAAGGAACGTAGTCTTACATTCATATGGTATCTTAATGATATATATGACGGAGGTTGTACGGAATTTTTCAATGGTTTTTCAGTACCTCCCCGTGCAGGTAGGATGATAATCTTCCCTTCTACTTGGACATATATGCATAGAGGTGCTAGGTTGTTAGGTGCAAATAACAAGTATATATGTACTGGTTGGGTGTGCCGTTATTTTGCAGATAACCCATTACCACCAAAGGAACCGTTAGAACCAGAAACTATAGAAGACACTGAAGATTTAGATAGTCTTCTAGAATTTGAACCTGCCGAATTAACATTAGATGAAAGTATTTTACCAACATGAAATTTTTATTACTCTCTTTATTGATCGCATCACCAGTCTTAGCTCATCCTGAGTTACATATACATGACCATGACCACGAAGAAACACTTGAACAGGTGGTTATTCACAACGAATAATTGTGGTTCCACCTTAATGTCTGCTTTATTATGTCGTACAATTAAGACATATGTAGAGCCACGTACTCTAGATCACGTAGTAACTGGTAGTTGTGTTGAGACTTGGTGTGGACACCACAGCCTTGCCCCTAAAGTTAGTGGTCCAAAGGTGTTTTTATATAGACGATTGCCTTGTCAGATAGGTGGCTGGATGCAGATGATGCTAAAGCATAATCTTATGGAGTCTGCTGAAGAATGGATAGACAACCTTGAGATGATGCTGACTGTTAAAGACATTTTGTTTATAGAAGCAAACGATTTCTTCAACGATGTACGTGGTACTATGGATAAGGTGAGTAAGCATTATCACATACCCGAAATAAAAGATTTAGGTTGGGCTAATCATAATGTAAAGACTCTAGGATTACAAGACGTACCCTATTCACCAGTGACTTTACCTCCAGCCCCTGATTTCATAGGAGATTTTACTGCTAAAGATGGTATCATAGACCCAGACGAGGCTATGACTATACCAACAATAGCAAACATCGTAAATGAATTACGGAAAAAACATCCACATCTTAAGGATTACATGTGATTAAGATAATTGATGATCTACTACCTCACCAGCAATGGCAAGAGTTACATGATTACTTTTTAATTCATGACTGTCCTTATAAATACCTTGACCATATGGTGTCAGGAGGTGATTCTCACTTTCAATTTGTACACGGTATAGTGCTTGGTGGTGTTGGGGGAGCACCTGTCTTTGACGAGACACGTGTAAAAAGAATCGAACCAATATTAACAAGATTGAATATAGACTTCTTGTTAAGAGCTAAAGTTAATATGACTACTCGAACATCTGAACCATTACAATCTAACTTCCATTGTGATACAAACCAAAATAATCTTACTGCTATTTACTATGTGAATACATGTAATGGTAAGACACGGTTTGAAAATCCAGACATAGGAGATGTAGATAGCAAGGCTAATAGAGTTGTCATCTTTAACGCAAAACAAAAACATTGCACTGTTACAACCACTGATGTAAAGGCAAGGGTTGTAGCTAATATAAACTATTTACCTATACGGAGTGATACCTGGCGACCCGATTCATCGTCCTCGCCATCAACCTAACATGACTAATCATGATCACTACCGAATACGGTAAGCAAAACATTTTCGCTAACGAACCACAAGTACAAGTATTAACTATGGACAACGAAAACGCAGAAATTCAAAATGGTCGTTGGGCTATGGTAGGATTCTGGGCGGCCATCGGTGCTTATGTCACCACAGGACAAATCATTCCTGGAATTTTTTAACCCTTATTTTTTTTAATGACAACAGCCACACTAACAAAACCAAATAGCAACTGGGATAGTTTATGTGACTGGGTTACGAGTACAAACAACCGCCTCTATGTGGGGTGGTTTGGGGTACTTATGATCCCTGCACTTTTAACCGCAGCTACAGCATTCTTGATTGCGTTTGTCGCTGCACCTCCAGTTGACATAGATGGTATTCGTGAGCCTGTCTCAGGAGCCTTACTCTATGGAAACAACATCATCTCAGGGGCAATCGTCCCGTCATCTAACGCAATCGGTCTTCACTTCTACCCAATCTGGGAAGCTGCAACCCTCGATGAGTGGTTGTATAACGGAGGACCATATCAACTTATTGTGTTCCACTTTCTCATCGGCATTGCATGTTACATGGGACGACAATGGGAACTTAGTTATCGACTAGGAATGCGCCCATGGATTTGTGTTGCTTATTCCGCACCAGTGGCAGCAGCCTTCTCAGTTTTTCTCGTTTATCCTTTTGGACAGGGGAGTTTCTCTGATGGTATGCCTCTTGGTATTAGCGGGACTTTCAATTTCATGTTCGTTTTCCAAGCCGAACACAATATCCTTATGCATCCGTTCCATATGCTCGGTGTTGCAGGGGTATTCGGTGGAGCTTTATTCTCTGCTATGCACGGAAGTCTTGTTACTTCCTCACTTATTCGTGAAACGACTGGGCTTGAGTCTCAGAACTATGGATATAAATTTGGCCAAGAAGAAGAGACGTATAATATTGTTGCGGCTCATGGGTACTTTGGGAGACTCATCTTCCAGTATGCTAGCTTTAACAATAGCAGGAGTCTACATTTCTTCCTGGCTGCTTGGCCCGTCACTTGCATATGGCTTACCTCTATGGGAATCTCCACTATGGCTTTTAATCTCAATGGATTCAACTTCAACCAATCCATCGTAGCAGCTGGAGGACAAGTCGTACCTACATGGGCTGACGTACTTAACAGAGCCAACCTTGGCTTTGAAGTTATGCACGAGCGTAACGCTCACAACTTCCCACTTGACCTAGCTTCTGTTGATACAACTGAAGTAGCTCTTGTGGCTCCAACTATAGGATAATCAAATGCCTAAAGGTAAAGGTACCTATGGTACCAAGAAAGGCCGCCCACCTAAAAAGGGTAAATAACACCAACCGTTAAAAACAATCGAACCGAATCCTACAGGGATTACCATTTTAAAAAACGTAATCCCCCTTAATTTATGTGAAGAATTAATCTACACATTTAACCAGAATAAGTCTGAAGCTGTAAAATATAGTTGGTCTAAAGAACAACATAATAATGTTAATTGTTTTGCCATTGATTTAGAGAATTACAACAAACAGCTTGATCAACAAGTATACCAAATTATTCAGAATGTACTGAAGAAATTAGCTGACAAGAACCCTTTTGTTTCTTGTAGCTCAGATACTGGTTACACCTTAAGAAAAATTTTTGGTGCTACTAAAATGCATACTGATAATATATTTCCTGGAAAAGAATACACAGGTTATAGAAACATCAGTTTAATCATGGCATTGAATAGTAACTATACAGGTGGTGAGTTTCATTTTCCATTACAGAATCTGAGACTAAGGTTAGAACAGGGTGACATTATATGTTTTCCTGTTTATTACACACATCCACATGAGGTATCAGCACCCACGGATGGGTTTCGATACACAATTAACACTTGGATACTTCAATAACATCACGTCCGTTCATCCAATTTCATGGACGCATGAAACCTAAGCATGGAACGGGGCTTAGGTACTAGAGGAATTATCATGTCACAAGTAGAACTTCAAGCTCGTATCAAAGAGCAAGAGGATTTCAAAAAGGAAATGAAACTCAAGTATCGTGGTGTAACTTACACTAAAAACTCACACAATTAATTAAATGAAAAAACTTGCACTTGTCCTAGCAACTTCAATTGCTTCTACACCTGCAATGGCTGGTGTTTATATAAACGCCGAGTCTAACGATGGCTACACTGGATCTGATTACACAGGTAGAACTGTTGATCTCCATGTTGGCTACGAAGGATCTCTTTCTAAGTTTGACTACTACATCCAAGGCGGTCCTGCTTTCACAGCAGTAGCTGATGTAGATGGTACAGAATCAAGCCTATCTGGAAAAGTTGGTGGTACATATAATGTAACACAGAAACTTGGTGTCTATGGTGAGTTCTCTGGTATCTCTAATGAAGATGCAGACAACAGCTATGGTACAAAGATAGGTGCTAAATACAGTTTCTAATATGTATTCACTATTTGACTATATGCTTTCACCACCGATGAGAACAGTTGTTGTTGTCACGGAGGATAAACTCAAAGACTTACAGAGGAAGCAAATCACTGATGAAATCAGCATCAACCAAAGACAACAAGAAGAGCTTGAAGCTGCATTTACTCGCAGAAAACAAAGCCTCAATGATTCTTTGGCCCATCTTGAATCCCAACTTAAGGCGATAGAGCCTGTAAAAACTACGAGGAAAAAAGTTGTCACATCAAAGTAAAGAGGCACCAGCCTTTTTAACACGTTTCGATCTAGATGCTCATCATAATAAACCTGAAGAGCATAAAGAAGAAGACGAATATCAATCTTTAGAAGAAGCTTTACTCGGTGAGTAAGGTAGGAGAAGAGGCACCTCAGAGTCGGACCTCTTCTTCATTGGCATCGGCCCAGTACGCTGGATACCCTATGCCGTCATGACGGTGGGATAGACCACAAACCTCAAGCAGCTTGAAGAAAGTTAATACACACATTTATTTTTAATAAAAATGGCTCATCAGAGTACGGCGCATACAGCGTCACTGACCCGCCCAGGTCAGTTAAACAGTGCAAGTGACGCAAGAGCGTTATATCTTAAACTGTTTTCGGGCGAGATGTTCAAAGGCTTCCAGCACAATACGATAGCCAGAGATCTCGTTACAAAGAGAACTCTTAAAAACGGTAAGAGTTTACAGTTCGTCTACACAGGACACACAACAGCTGAATACCATGTTCCAGGCCAGTCCATACTTGGTAACTCAGACGGTGCTCCTCCAGTAGCAGAGAAGACAATCACAATTGATGACCTTCTCATATCAAGTGCTTTCGTTTATGAATTAGATGAAACACTTGCGCATTATGAGTTACGTGGTGAGATCTCTAAGAAGATCGGCTACGCTCTAGCTCAAAAATATGATCGCCTAATCTTTAGGTCGATTGCAAAAGGTGCTCGTCTTGCATCACCTGTAACGAAGACTAACTTCGTAGAACCAGGTGGAACTCAGATTCGTGTTGGTGCAACAACCAATGATTCTGATGCTTTTAATGCAAGCAACCTAGTCACAGCATTCTACGATGCAGCCGCTGCCCTAGATGAAAAGGGAGTAAGTGGTGACGGCAGAGTAGCTGTTCTTAACCCACGTCAATACTATAGCTTAATACAGCAAACAGGTGATAACGGTCTAATTAACCGTGACTCACAAGGTTCTGCATTACAGTCTGGACAAGGTGTTGTTGAAATTGCAGGCATTAAGATCTACAAGTCAATGAACATCCCATTCCTTGCTAAGCATGGTACTGCTTACGGTGGAACAACAGGTGAAACTGCTCCAGGAAATCTTGGCTCCTTTGTTGGAGATGCAGTAGGAGATGCTAGAGCATCCGTAACAGGTGTTAACAACAACTATGGTAACGCTACAGACTTCAATAAGTCTTGTGGACTTATCTTCCAAAGAGAAGCCGCAGGTGTTGTTGAAGCTATCGGTCCACAGGTTCAAGTAACAAGTGGAGACATATCGGTGGTCTACCAGGGTGATGTGATTCTCGGACGCTTAGCAATGGGTGCCGACTTCCTAAACCCAGCAGCCTCAGTTGAACTATATGTAGGTGCTACTGCTCCAGCAGCATTCGGCGGTACATATCCAGCTAACGCTTAATTATACATTTATACGGGGGACTTTGTTCCCCCTTTTTTTTATGGCAGCACAAGTATCTTATGGAGCGTCCACCGAACTGGATGCAGTTAACTCTATATTGATGTCTGTTGGAGAGTCCCCTGTTAATACCATAACTAATGTGCAAAGTCCAGAAGTGGTCATTGCAAAGAACACTCTCAGGCAAGCCTGCCGTGAAGTGTTATCAGAAGGTTGGGTATTTAATACAGAGAAACAATATCCAATAGCACTCGATTCAAACAATCATTGTATTATTCCTAATAATGTATTACAGATTGATGTCAATGCTTTCAAGCATCTCGATGACTTCCATGTAGTAATGCGTAAGGATAATGGAATATTAAAACTTTATGACCTACATGAACATAGGTTTAATTTTGACAACACAAGTGACAGTAAAATATATGTTGATATAATCTGGATGTATGAGTTCGAGGATATCCCACAGGTATTCAGAGATTACATAACAGCCAGAGCCTCAAGGATCGCTTCAAACCGCATGGTAAATGACCCTAAAGCTGCCGAGCTTATGGGTACAGATGAATCATTAGCTAGAGCTTTAGCTATGGAGTATGATGCTAACCAAGCTGACTACAATATATTTAATGATCAGCAAGGTAGGACCAACCCAGCTGGAATTTACCGACCATATAAAGTATTACAAAGAAGGTAATGGCAGCAATCAATCAACGTATCCCTAATTTTTTAGGAGGAGTATCTCAACAGCCAGACACAATTAAATTTCCAGGGCAGCTCAGGGTGTGTGATAACGCAGTACCTGATGTCACCTTTGGCTTAAAGAAACGTCCTCCAGGAGAATTTGTGAAGACGTTGACTAATGCTAATAGCACTGGTTACTGGTATGAGATACTAAGAGATGGTGACGAAAAATATTTAATGCAAATCACCCCTGCAAATACAGGGTCACATCCAATTAGAATATGGGATATAGCTGATGGTACAGAGAAATCTTTTACCAATAGTTCAGGTGATACATTATATTCTTATCTCGCTGGAGCTACAAACAAGTATGCGATTCAAAGTATTCAAGACTACACGATCATTGTCAACCCCGACAAAGAGGTTGGTACGACTGGCACCACTGCTGGTCCTATCAACAATGCTGACTACAGTTTTGCTAGGATAGATACCATTGCGTATAACACTGAGTATGTGTTCTATGCAGGAACCCAACCAGCAACTAATACCTATTGGCGAGCGACAGCATTAGAAGTTGAAAAAGGAACTTCTGATGGTAACACTTGGGATGATACAAATAAAGATGGTAGGTATGCTGGTCTAGGCCAGTTCTCTTTTAGTGGTGGTAATAACATTACAGTTCCTGGAAGCAACCCAACTATCATTGATTTAGAAGGTCATGTTACTGTTAATGGTACTGCTTATATAGATAGTAATACAGCTAACTATGTCAGCGGTGCTGCTCAAAACGCAGAGAACTTTCTAGGGTATACACAAAACTATAAGACTAGATATACAGCAGCTGTAACTTTAAAAGACGGTGGTATAATTAAAACAACAAATAAGAATACAGCTTTAGGTTCTTATATAGATTTAAGTATTGAAGGTATTTCTTATAGAATTAAAGTAGTAGCAGTAGAACCAGTAGAAACATACGAAGGTGTGTCTGGTATTGCTTTCTACCGTTCACCTAAGAATCCAGATAAAGGTAAGCTTAGTATGGCTACCATTCTGAAATCTTTAAATGATAAAATTAATAGTGATCTATCTAATGTAACTTCTGAAGTTATTGGTAGTGGTCTATACTTACACGGAACTTCAGCTCCTAGTGTTAACTTCTTAGGAGGTGCAGTTAATGAGAACATGAATGTTATTGGTAACACAGCTCAAGATGTAAGTAGACTACCATCTCAATGTAAGCATGGTTATATAGCACAGATTGCTAACTCGGAGAACGTAGATGCTGATAATTACTATGTAAAATTTTATGCGGATAACGGTACTTCAGGTAGTGGTAAATGGGAAGAATGTGTAAGACCAAACAACTTCTCGTCAGGTAGTGACCCAATGGTTAAAGGGCTTGACCCTGCTAAAATGCCACATGCTATAATTAATAATCGTAATGGTACATTTAGTTTTAAAAAGCTAGATGAAACTACAGCTATTGCTGATGGTAATGATAACTACTGGAAGTATAGAGAAGTAGGTGATGATACTACTAACCCATTCCCTAGTTTTAACGGCTTAAAAATTCAGAAAATATTTTTCCACAGAAATAGATTAGGCTTTGTTGCAAATGAACAGATAGTTATGAGTCGTCCTGGGGATTATTTTAATTTCTTTATAGTCTCTGCTCTAACTGTTAGTGATGACAACCCTGTAGATATAACCGTATCTGATATTAAACCTGCCTATATTAACCACGTACTGCCAATTAATAAAGGTATCATGATGTTCAGTGATAACGGGCAATTTCTGTTATTTACTGAATCTGATATATTTAGTCCAAAAACAGCTAGACTTAAAAAGGTATCTAGTTATGAATGTGACAATGCATTACAGCCTGTTGACATGGGAACCTCTGTTATGTTCACTTCAGCTGTAGCAGCTTATGCTAGAGCTTATGAAGCGACCATTTTAGACGATGATGTACCCCCTAAAATCATTGAACAGACACGTGTTGTACCTGAATACTTACCTAAAGATATAAATATAGCTACTAATTCTACTTCTATAGGCATAAATACATTTGCTAAAACTGGTGGAAGTGAGGTATATCACTATAAATTCTTTGATTCAGGTGATCGTAGAGATCAATCTGCATGGTATAGTTGGACTATTAAGGGTACTTTAAGGCATTGTTTCTATACAGGAGGTAACTTCTATACCGTAGCTTTGCAAGGATCTAACTATATACTCAATAAATATGAGTATGTAACTGATGCTGCAAGTACTACAACCTATGTATTAGGTGGTATAGCTGCTGATGTAGGGTCTCCATTAAAGATTGCTAGATGGTTTGAAGCATGTTTAGATAACATGGAAGTGAGAACAAATACTAACTTTACTTATACAGCACAAACTACTACAGCCCTTGAAAAGACGGTTGTAGCTTTATCATATCCACCTATTAATGCTAATGATTTCTATCTAGTAGCTTTATCAGGAACAGATACAGCAGGTAATGATGTTGCAGGTACTGTTATCAAGGCAGACTCTGTGTCTGCATCAACAGCAACATTTAATAATGTAAATCTTACAGGATGGACTGTAGCTACAGGTTATTCTTATTTAACCACAGTAGAGTTTCCTAATTACTATATGTCATTTGAACCAGGAAAGTATGATATAGACGCTGATCTAAGAGTATCAGGGTTTAACTTTGAAATGGGTGTATCTGGTCCTATGGAGTTCCATTTAAAATCTAATTATGCAGATATGAATGATCACATTCAATATGAGTCTGGTATGAAATTAGATGACAGTGACTTTGGTAAACCACCTTCAAGTTTAATCAAGACTATAAGAGTACCTATACAAAGAAAGAATGAGAAATATACTTTACAAATACAAATACCAGATCCTTTTTCCACCGCTTTAATCTCAGCAAGCTGGGATGGTAAGTATAACCCAAGACGACATGCACGAAAGTAAGTACATACAACCCTGCACTCCTGAGCTTGCTCTAGAGGTAGGGTTGAACTTACGGTGGGAAGACCGCCGTGAAGTAGAAGAAACAACTGGATTGTGTGGAGAGGCTGTACTTGTACAGTCTTACTTTAATTCAGCATATAGTGTATATTTTAAGGTTCCCAACGGCAAGACTGCTGGAGTGGCGGGTGTAACCCCCAATAATATTATATGGATGCTCTGTACTGAGGCCAGCACAGAGTTCCCACATACATTTGTGAGGGAAGCAAGACGCTGGGTAGACTCTCTACCTAATCCTTATTTATGCAACGTAGCAGATATGCGGAATGAAAGTCATATTAAACTTCTTAAACTATTAAAGTTTAAATTTGTAGGCTATAAAGTCAACAATGGTGTCCCACTTATAGAATTTATTAAATTATGTGTCACCCACTAGCTATAGCAGCAGGTGCCGTCCAAGCAGTTGGTGGTATAATGCAAGCTAAAGCACAGCACAGAGCAGCTAAAGCAGCTGCCGACAGACAAAACTACATAAATGAGCTTACTTTTAAAGATCAGATGAATCAAGCTAAATCAGCTGATCAGATGAAAGCTCAACAATATACTCGTGAACTGGAAGCTCACGCTGCCGCAGTATCAGCTGTGAATAAGCAACGAGAGATTAACCAGCTAGAAAGAACACGTGTTTCCGTAGCAGCACAGCAAGCACTAAACGAGAAAACAACAGAAGCAGCTTTCCGAGCAGAAGAAAAGATGATCACTCAGATCCAAGCACAAGGAACAGTTTTAGCTTCTAGTCAACAATCTGGACAATCAATGTTATTAGCATTAATGGATACAGAAAGAGAACTAGGTAGAGCAGAAGCTCAAATAAATAGATCACTAGGAGATGCTAATAAACAGTATCGAATCAGTGAATATGGATTTAGTTTAGATCAATACTCTGCTAATAATAAAGCAATGGGTATGCTTCCTGGATCACCTGTAGCACAGATCGCATCCTTTGCACCAATTAAGAAACCTAAAGTAGAAGGTCCATCTAAACTTGGTTTAATGGGAGCTACTTTCAGCGCAATAGGTGGTGGTATAGGTACTGGTTTTAGTACCTTTGGTAATATGCCAGATAGTTGGAAAGGTTAACCATGGAATATAAAAGACAAACCAGTGAAATCCAGTACAAAGGACGTGCTGTAGATAACCCCGCTAAAAGACTAGCTGCGGAAAACAAAGCGTATAAAGCTAGAGACGCTAAATTTGAAAGTGAATGGAAAACAAGAGGTAGAGAATACAAGGTTGCACTAGACGAGTGGAATCAGAACCTAGCTGCTAAAGATCAAGAAGAAATTGATTTCTGGAAAACTGTAACTCCAGCTGCAACTAAGCTTCTTAGTGAAACCATCCCAACAGCCATGAAGGTTAAGGCTGAGATGGATGACAATAAAGCTATGGAGGAGTATAACAACTTATCTACTGAAGAAAAGATTAAAGTTCGGAACCAAGCTTTATCGCTATTTAATGCATCTGATGATGTTTATGATAGACGTAAAGATCTTGAAGACCAAGCTACTAAATTAGGTTATACTGAATATGCTGCTTTACTTAACAAATTAAACAAACGAGGTGATACTCGTATATTTAGAGAGTTAATCAGCGGTGAACTAAAAGATTATAGGAATGTACTAAGAGATAATTTATCTGATACTTCAAAAAAATATACCTATATTAACGCCGATGGGGTTGAGGAAACCTTCACAGGTGCTGACGTAGGTGATGACCCACTTAAATTAAAAGCTTTTTTAGATCAAAATAAAATTGATTTTAATAGAAGAGTACAAGTTGGTGGTATTGATACTAAATTAATCTTAGGTGTAACTGACGAACAAATTGATGCTTGGAATACAGACTTTGCTTGGCGAGAAGGTAATCGTATTAGAGTAGCTAATGCTAAAGAAGAGATACATAAGATAACTTCTAATATACCAGTTGATATATCCATGCATATGGGTACAAATGCTGAAGGAGGTTTAACATGGAATATAGATGGTGTAACTGCTAAGGATGGTACACCTATAACTATCCATGATAAGTTTGAAACAATGATATCTAAGATAGAGAACGAAGCAAAGAAAGCTGGTATTGAAAATCCAACAGGTTATGCTAAAGATCAACTTGCTAAAGGTTTACAGAACTGGGTTCTAGGACTTGATCCAGATAATCAAGAAGCAGGCTGGGAAGCTGTAGATGCTATTTTAGGAACTGGTGGTACCATACCAGGCATGACTATTGTCATGAAGAATGGCATGAGTTTTGCTCAAATGGATAAAGGGCGTTTTGGTGTTAATGGTAATTGGAAAGCTTCGTTAGGTGTACCTAACAACACACTGGGTGCGGGTAACGATATGAGAGAGATTACCCAGTCTAAACAATTAGTAGGTACATGGTTTCCTGACACAGGAGATAAAAGTATAGAAGACTGGAAAAAAGAGAACCCTCTTGTTGATGTAGAGTCAGGTAGATTAAATGTAAAATGGAAAGGTACTTGGCAGTATAAGTTAGCAGAAGCTACACGGACTGGTGATCCAAAGGTATTACAACAAGTAATAGATGATACTCTAGCAGATTTTAATGATAAGGGTATTACTGATCCTTTTATAATAGCTAAAGTAAATAATTGGCAAATGCCTAAAGACCCTAAAAGTACAAAAGCGTTTTTACTTAAAAACTGGGATTCTTTAGTTATAGGTAACGAAATAGATAGATCATCTTTATCAGGTTTAGATGAAAGTGAAGCAACAATCGAATTTTTACGTAGTAAAGGTGTAAAGGTTGTTGATGAAATCATCGGCTCCAATGGTAGTATAACTAGGATGGAGCAGAACATCATGAAAATATTAAAGCCGATAGGTAATAATGAATTTACAGCAGGTAAGGAATCTATTTTAGATGAGATATCAGCTCAAGTGATTAAAGGTGTTCAAGGAGATGAGAGATATGGAACAATGGATGAAGATGAACTCATAGATGAATGGACAAATTCTATTATGAATGAGACGTTTGTCCAAGCTCAACTTGATCCTAGCAATAGTTGGTATATAAATAAAGAAAACGGAAACACACCTAACAAATTTAAACATGCTTGGTGGAATCCAAAAACCAGACAACAACGTAATCAACAATTACGTGAAGCAGAAGCCCGTATTAATTTTAAATTGAAAAGTGAGGACATTGATTCTACCAATACAGATTTCTTTGATAAGGAGCAAACCTTAGATATAGTAAATAAATATAACAAAAACGGATCAATAGATTTTAGTGTATTAAATACTATAGCTATTTCTGGTGAAGATACTTTCACTGCTCTTAATAATCACATAGCAAGGTTGAATGAACAAGATCCTAGTCTTGGGCTACAACCTCTGGTTCCGAATGAGACCATGAATGAGTTTTTAAACACATTCGATGCAGGTGATATACAAACTATCTATAAAGTTAATGGTAATAAAGGTAGTAACACACCTTCTATAACTGGCGCACGTCTTATTAACGATAAAGTTAATGAGATGATAACTACTAGATATTCAGCTACGTGGAATCCATTAAAGGGATTTAGGAAAGTAGAACATATTCTACCAAAACAGACTAGCGTATTACGTACTCTTGAAGAATATAGTGGTGGTGATGTGTCTAGTAATCAAGATGGCCGTCTTGGTATCTACGGTATACCTGAAGATTATCTAGTCAATAATGTTACAAAAGCTATGGGCTTTAAACAAAACTTTGATAAACAGAGATTTTTAAGTGACCGTCAATATCAAAAACAGGTAGTCACAACTCTTATATCTAAAGAAACTGAACGGCAATTTGGAATCTTCCGAGAATTTAATGAAGGAGATATATACTCTTCAGCTGGAGCATCCGATCAAGATCACTTCAATAACTATAGAGATGGCTCTGTTCTTGTACGAAATATCTTGCATACTCTTACTACAGGACAACCACTTGATTCTTCATTCTTCGCTGCTTTACAGTCTGGTACTATTGATTTAGAAACTTTTAATAATAATTCTACTCTTTTACAAACCTACGCAAATAACTTTTCAGGTGGTTTCGTACCTGGCAGCAGGAACCCTAACTATTATTAATTATGGAAGAAGAACAAAGCTTATCATTAGCTATTAATGGTACTGGTGGTAGTGGGCTTGCGGAACAATCTCTTAGCCTATCTGAGGATGAGGCACAAGGACAGAGTTCTGTCCCACCTGACCTACCAGAAGAAGAAAATATAGAAGGTATTTCTGGTCCACCTTCCGATATGATGGAAGGCGAAGGAGAAGAGGGACTTAATTTATTAAATGAAGCGTCTGCTGTTGTAGGTGGTGGAGCTATTGATGCTGTAGAAAGTGTCGGTGGCTTTGCTGAACTAACAGGAGATACACTTAAAACAGGTTTAGGTAAACTTTTTGGACAAGAGGTAGATAAAAGTCAAAATCCTTTTGATCAAGAATATGTACATAACGATGGTAACTGGTTAAATGTACCAGATGAAATAACCGATGGACAAGGAAATGTACTTTGGGAAGATGCAGCACCTCAGACAGCTGTAGGTAAGTTTGGACGTGGACTTGTAGAGTTTGGTCTATTATCTTGGGCTACAGCTGGAGTAGGTGGAGCAACTCTTGGAGGTGCTAAACTAGGTGTCCGTGGTATAGCAGCTGCTAGAGCTATGGGTGTTGGTGCCAAAGGTTCCAGGATGTTAAAGCTAATTCCAAAGGGGATTAAGATTGGTAGTGAAGGAGCTATAGCAGATTTAATCTCTAGTAGTTCTGAACATGCTAATATAATGAACCTAGCTCAAGACAATATACCTTGGGCAGTCCCTATTATTGGGGATATGATAGCTATCAAACCAGAGGATAATCCTTGGACAGCTAGACTTAAAAGTATTACAGCAGGAGCTGGACTAAACTATGTAGGTCATGGTCTTGGTGCTATCTACAAAGGTTTCTGGGAAGCTGGTCGAGCACGTATAGCAGGTAAAACTGTAGATGAAGCTAATATAATAGGTAACGAAGCGGCTGCTCGTGATTTTGAAACTAACATGCGCCTTGATGAAGATGCACATGTTGACATGGCAATTGATGAGTATCAACAAGGATTGGGTAAATCCCGTTCAGAACCAATAGATGATTATGCACGTCAATATGGTTCTATAGATGAGTATGATGAATGGGCTAATAAACGCTTCAGTGAAAACCAAGAAGATATTGATAGAGCTGGTCAACTTTTTGATGAGTTCCATAATAGAGGTAGGGAAGCTGGTGATGACTGGCTTGATGAAGCAGGTACATCTAAATTAAGATTAGATGAAGATAACCAACGACCTCTTTCACCTTTCGTTAATGACAATCAATTTGCACAAAACGAACGATCTACCTATAGAGCACCTGAAAATGCAGTTGAACAGAATTTAAGAGAAAGCATTGAAAGTACAAAAAACGGTGGTGATGGATCTAGTTATACTCCTATAGCATCAGAGTCTTATTTAAGGTCGATGTCACGTGGAGATAAAAATATCAGACAATATATTGAAGAAGTAGCAGATGATATAACTCGTGCTGCCTTCAAAGAGCTAGATCAAAGATTACCGTGGAAGGATGTTAAACTCCATATTCTAAAACAAGCTAATGATCTATTAGAAGTATTAGAACAAGGTGGTGATATAGCCAAAAACTTTGAGAAACATATGGCCACTGTAACTAAAGAACAGAAGGATGGGTTTGGTTCACGCTTATACTCTGACAATGGTACTGTAGTTACAACAATATCCCCAACTCAAAAGGCTGCTAACGTCTTAGTTATGAACGCATTGGGTAAACAGATCCACGGCGTAGCTACAGGAGCTATAAGTATAGCTGATGGGGTACCCATTGGTCGTCAGGCAGAACAAATCTTCGATAGTATGAAAGTATTATTAGTAGAAAATAAGAAGATGGGTCTGATGTGGGGTCTAGATGGTAAAGCTCAACAGCAATATGTACTAGCTCCGAGTATGAAACGGATGAAAGAGAAGAGCATGGAGGTGATTACACACCAAAATGATGAGTATATTGGTGAATTAAGGAAGCTAATCACCCAAAAAAGGTGGCAAGAACTAGAGGATTTAACTGAATTACATGCTTTGTCTGGTGGTAAAGTTAGAACTCTACATCATATACATGAGTATTTACGTGCTGTCTTAAGAGGTGGTCGTATGGATGATATTCATATTAAAGGTCGTGTTCGTAAAGAGCTACAAGGATCTTTCTTTAACTCTGTACTTAGCTCATTCTCAACTCCTGTTAAAGCTATAGGTGGTACTAACATGCTTGCCATGCTTAGACCATTACAAGCTTTTATGGGTGCTGGACTTAGAGGTAAAAACAGAGAAATGTATATGGCAGCAGCTCAGATGAATAATATGGGAGCTGCTTGGGGTGAAAGTTTACGAATGGCTAAACATAACTGGGAGCTTGGAGTAAAACGTAAAGGGCAGACTTATCAAGGTAAGTTTGATTTTGACGAGGATTTACAAGGATGGAAAGGTTTAAAGAAACACTATGAGAGATATGGATCTAATTCAGAGAAACTCGCATATGGTGCTTTAGATAAAGTCGTTGATATGAACACTAGCCCATTTGTTAGATATAGTGTTAATGCTATGGGTGCTGGTGACGCAGGTGCACGTACTATGATTGGTAGGCAATTCATGCGTCAAAGATCAGCAGCTAAAGCATGGGATGAAGCTACAGGTAATGGAGCTTGGATAGATAGTGATAAGCTTAAAGAGATGACCCTTAATGGAGAAGACGCATTTCGTAACGAAATCTTTAAATTAGATGAGCACGATATGTGGGTAGTTTCTGATAAAGGTGCTTCTATGGCAGGTGATGAAGCTGCTATGACTAGAGCATTACAGGAAAACTTTAAAGGTTTTGAACTTATTTCTAATATTCCAGGGATGAAAGCTTTCTTCCCATTTGTTAGGACTGGTTTTAACTACCTTGATGTAACATTCGCACATACACCTTTAAATATATTTAGAGATAAATATACTGATCTCAGGAAGCTAGCAAGCGATCCTAATCCAAACCCTATCTTACTTCAGAAGTATGGTATAAGACCAGAAGATGCAGCTTACGAGCTTGCACTTATGGAAGGTCGTATGGCTATGGGTACTACTGTTACTGGTCTAGTAGCTTTACTTGCTATGCAAGGTAGAGTTACAGGTAACATGCCTCCTAATAAAGAGGATAGAGACTTATGGAAACTTAATGGTATCCAACCTAGATCCTTTAAAGTATCTGATGGTACTTATGTTTCATATGATAAGCTTGAAATATTCAATACTTTATTTGCAACAACAGCTGATGTTATAGGACACTCAGATATATTAGGTGAAAAAGCTACAGATGAATGGATGAAGAAAACAGTCTTTATGACTTCAGCTGTGCTTGTTGACCAATCTATGTTAGCAGGTGTAGAAGATTTAGCTAGACTTATGAACCCTCAGAGTGCTGAAGATTTACTCTTAAAATCTGGTACACGTTATTTACGTTCACACTTGCCATATGCAGGTTTAATGGGGCAAATAGGTGACATTACAGATGCTAATGAAAAAGAAGCTAATAATTTCTGGGAGTTACTAGGCAAAAGAGATGCTTATATGAAAGGTAAGCTACCACCTAAGTATGATGTTTTATCTGAAGACCGTTCAGGAAAGCCGTTAAGGTATGGTCCTGAGCAACCTTTATGGAGAGCACTTAATTCTACTGCGCCTATAGCTGTCACCCACTTTGAAGGTGATGAACTGAAGGAAGCTCTTCATATGATTCAGTATAATATGCCTGAAACTCTAAGTACATTCCGTGGAGAACCTCTCAATTCTTTTGAGAAATCAGAAATGGAAAGGTACTTAGCTCAAAGTGATTTAAGAAAAGACTTACTAAAAGTCATTAGAAGTAAAACATTCAAAAATGCTCTTAATGAATATAAGTCTAGAAATTTAAAAGAATCTGATGGATACCTTTTAAAAGACCAAAGATTCTATAGAGCTGTTAAACAGGTATTTGGTCGTCATAAAACATTAGCTATGCGTCAGATGATGAAAGATAATCCAGGATTAGCTGCACGTTTACGTGTAAAAGCTATGCAAAAAGATATGGGTAGAACTGCTAACTTTGACAATCAGCAGCTTGTAGATTACCTCATATCTTCGTTTCCAAAATAAGCACCGTCCATATACATTGACTATTAATGGCGGTTACAACTAAAAAAACATTTGCGGCAGCGAATGGGTCCACAGCGACCTTTTCGCCTGTCAGCATCGAACTGAATAATCAAGATGATCTGGACGTATATGTAACCTTAACAGGTGGTACTAGAGTTAAAGGACTGAGACAAACCTCAGATACTACAGCTACTGGTAGCCACCCACAGGTTAACAATACAGACGGATTATATTTTCCACCAGTCGCATCTGGTGCACAACTTTATAACTATACCCTTTCCGCAGATAACAACACCATAACTTTTAACCAGAACCTACCCAATAATGCGGTAGTTAGTGTTGAAAGACGGACTAGAGACGGTACAGGAGAATACACTACCTTTGCAGGTGGTAGCACTATTAGATCCACGGAACTAAATAGAGCATTTGATGAAGCCAAATTTACAGCTCAAGAAGCAAGGAATAAAGCGTTCGATTTAGAACGACAAATTTTTAACTTCTCTGATGGTAATGTAAGGTTATTAGAAGATAAGACAATTGTATTTGAAGGGGCTACAGATAACGCTCACGAGACTACGCTTACTGTTACTGACCCTACAGCTGATCGGACTATTACCTTACCTAATATCACTGGTACGGTAGTAACGACTGGCGATACAGGTACCGTAACATCTACAATGATAAGTAACGGGACAATCCAAAAGGTTGACCTGGCAGGAGATTGTATTGATGGTACAAAAATTGAAAACGATGCAGTCGATTCTGAGCATATTGCTGCTGATTCTCTTGATACTGAGCACTATGCACCAGCTTCGATAGATGCAACTGCTTTACAAACAGATTCTGTAATCACAGATAAGATTCAGAATAATGCTGTGACAATGGCTAAACTTAACAGTGGTACACTTCCAAGTGATATCGTTGTTAATGAAGATAACCTAGCTGCAAACTCAGTAGGTGCTTCTGAACTAGCTGATAATGCAGTAGATACAAATGCTATACAAAATGATGCAGTAACAGCAGCTAAAATAGCAGATGCAGTAATTGTAACAAACAGTGAACATGCTTCATCGACTCCAAATGATGTTAGCTTCTTTACAACATCTGCGTCAGACGGAAGATATTTTAGACAAGATTCTTCTGAGACTATAGCAAGTGGAGCCACTTGGTCTAGTTCCGATAACTATATAGCAACTACAGCTGCAATTGATGCACGAGTTGCTAATGTTGTAGATGACGTAGGTGGTTTTGTTGCAATTAATAATGAGGTTAGTTTTCCTAACTCAAACCCTGATATCAAAGACGATGCTGGTACTGTTGTTAGTATTAAAGAACTTGTAACTGCTATTACTACAGGGTCTGGGGTAACTTCACATACTATATCAAACGGTAGAATAAATAATAATGCAGTTATTATTAATGGTTTAACAGGTAGTACAACCTATCCAGCTGGATTTGGTATGCTTGTTATTACAACTGGTACAGATCATACATATACATTCCATAGATTAGTCCCGAAAGCGACTGAAGTAAATACAGTTGCAAGTAATATAGGTAATGTTAATACTACAGGTGGCTCTATAGCCAATGTAAATACAGTAGCAGGTTCTATTGCTAATGTAAATACAGTAGCTGGTATCGCATCTAATGTAACTGCTGTTGCTGGTAACGCTACAAATATAAATGCTGTAAATGCTAACTCTACAAACATCAATGCGGTTGTTGCTAATGCGACAAACATTAATGCAGTAGCTGCTGATGCAGCAGATATAGGTGCTGTAGCGGGTAAAGCAACAGAGATAGGTAGATTAGGTACAGCCGATGCTGTAGCTGATTTGAATACTCTAGGTACAGCTGACGTTGTAGCAGACTTAAACACTCTAGGTACAGCGGATGTTGTAGCAGATATGAACACGTTAGGTACAGCTGATGTTGTATCAGACATGAATACACTGGCTACTACGTCAAACGTAAACAATATGAATACCGTTGCGGGTTCTATTGCTAATGTTAATACGACAGCCACTAATATAACTCATGTTAATAACTGTTCAAGTAATATAAGTAGTGTTCATAACTATGCTGATTTATACCAAGTAGGGACTTCTGCACCAACTACAAGAGCCGATTCTAGTGCTTTAACAGCTGGTGATATGTGGTTTGATAGTTCTTCTAATAAAGAGCTTAAGGTACATAATGGTACATCTTATCAATTAGTCACACCTTCTCAGGGTGTTCTAGATGATATAGCTATTGTATCTGGTAATATCACATTTACAGAAGATTTAGGACTTATTACTGCTGCTACCTCTACAGGTACAGGTAATAGTATAGAAACTTGTGCAGATAATATAGCCAAGATCCAAGCATTAGGTGCTTCTGCTGTAGTAACTGATATGTCTTTACTAGCTACTACAGATTGTATAGCTGATATGGCTATCTTAGGTACAGCTGATGTAGTATCAGACTTGAATACCTTGGGTACAGCTGACGTAGTAGCTGATATGAATACCCTAGCTGTAACAGATGTTGTTAATGACATGAATACGCTGGCTACTACCAGTAATGTCAACAATATGAATACTGTTGCTGGTATTTCTAGCAACGTAACAACGGTGGCGGGGATTTCTGCAAACGTAACGACAGCAGCTAATAATAATGCAAACATAACAACAGTAGCAGGTAATAATACTAATATAAATACAGTTGCAGGTAACAATTCTAACATCTCAACAGTTGCTGGAGTTAGCGGAAACGTAACCACAGTTGCTGGAATAGCATCAAATGTCACTACAGCTGCAACAAACAACGCTAATATCACAACTGTAGCTGGTTCAATAGCTAATGTGAACACTACAGCAGGTGCTATTGGAAATGTTAACAATGTAGGTACTAATATAGCTAATGTTAACACTGTATCCAGCTCAATTGCAGACGTAAACCGTTATGCAAATGAATATAAGATAGCAGCTTCTACTCCAGGAAGCCCTTCTGAAGGTGATCTTTGGTATAATAGTTCAGGAAACACCTTAAATTACTATAATGGTAGTTCATGGACTGGTATATCACCAGGAATTGCAGCGATTGTATCTGATTCTTCCCCTCAATTAGGTGGACATCTTAATGCAAATAGTAAAAATATAACAAATGGTGCTACATTTACAGCTACTACATTCAGTGGTGACTTAAACGGAACTATTAACACAGCTACAACTGCTGCAACACAGACTACAGGAGACAACACAACTAAGGTTGCTACCACAGCGTTTGTGAAAGCAGCTATTGATGCGTTAGTAGACTCTGCTCCAGGAACATTAAATACATTAAATGAGTTAGCAGCAGCTCTAGGAGATGATTCTAACTATGCTGCATCAACTACAACAGCTTTAAATGCTAAAGCACCTCTTGCAAGCCCTACATTCACAGGTACAGTGACAGCTGGAACAATCACAGGATCAAACTTACAACTCGACTTCGGAACCCTATAAATGGCAAAATTATTAAAACTAAGGCGTGGAACAACCACGCAACATGGTAGCTTTACTGGAGCCGAAGGCGAAGTTACTGTTGATACTGATAAGGAATCCCTTGTCGTACATAACGGCTCAAATGCTGGTGGATACCCTCTTGCTAGAGAAGACATGTCTAATGTCTCTAGTGCTAGTATAGCTGGCAGATTAGCTAACGATTCTATAGCAACAGATAAAATTGCTGCTGGAACACTACCTTCAGACGTAGTAGTTAATACAAATAATATTCTTGATGGAACTATCGTTAATGCTGATGTTTCTGCTAATGCAGCGATAGCTGGAACAAAGGTTTCTCCTAACTTTGGTTCTCAGGCTATAACTACAACTGGAAATATAACTTCAAATGGACAAATAAATATTGAAAGCACAAGCCCAAGATTGCATTTAGCTGATACTAATAGTGAAGATGATTTCTCTGTTTATAACCTAAATGGTGTATTTACTATTTTTAACGAAGATGACACTAGGAGTGATTTAACTATTGATTCAAGTGGACAAGTAGATATTGCTGGCAATTTAGATGCAAATGGTGGTGTTGACGTAACAGGAAACATCACAGTTACAGGAACAGTTGACGGTAGAGACGTAGCTGCTGACGGTACTAAATTAGATGGTGTTGAAACTAACGCTACAGCCGATCAAACTGCTGCTGAGATTCTTACAGCTATTAAAACTGTAGATGGTGCTGGCTCAGGGCTAGATGCCGACCTTTTGGACGGTGAAACTTCTGGTTCATTCTTAAGATCGGATACTAATGATTCCTTTAGTGGTCAATTAACTTCAACTTGTACTAACGATGAAAAATTAATTCTTAGTGGTACAAACGACCCTTATATAAGATGGCAAGAAGGTACAAGTGATAAAGCTTATATCAGATGGAACGCAGCTGGCTTCTTTGGCTTATACAACCAAGAAGATAGTTCATCCATAAGAATTAAAGATAGTCTCGATTTCAGTACAGATGGCTCTACTTATCACACTATTTGGCACGCTGGCAATGACGGTTCTGCCAGTGGATTAGATGCCGATATGCTGGATGGAGTACAAGCAGGTGGCTTTTTAAGGGCTGATACTGCTGATACTGCTACTGCCGATATTACCTTTAGTGGTGGTGCTGGTGCAGTAACTATTGCTGCTAACAGTGATATTCGACTTCCTAATGGCAACTGGGCAGGAGACAGTACTTCTCCAAAAATACAAGGACACGGAAACTATTTATATATTTGTGGTGGATCTAGTGGTTTCGTTTTTAGAGAAAATGCTACAAATAGGTGGTTTATTGACGGTAATGGGCATTATATACCTGGTGCTGACAGTACTTACGACATTGGTGAAAACGGCACAAGAGTAAGAAACATATATGCTGATACTCTCTACGGTGATGGTTCAAACCTAACAGGAGTTCAACCGTTCCCCAGTGGAACCAAGATGCTCTTCCAACAGACATCTGCTCCTACAGGATGGACAAAGGTAACTTCTAGTGTAGATAACAAAGCTCTTAGAGTAGTATCTGGTTCAGTAAGTAGTGGTGGTAACCAAGCCTTTACATCAGCGTTTGCTAGCAGAACACCTTCTGGTAACGTAGGTTCTTCAGGTAACTCAACAGCCTCCTTTAGTGGTAGTGTAAGTGGTAACACAGGTAACTCTGGTGCATCTACAAGTAACGTAAACACAGGTGGTAACGTAAATAACCATACGTTGAGTTCTAACCAGATGCCTAGTCATAGTCATGGTATAACTTCTTGGTATAGTGACCAATATCAAAATAGACAGGGTAATCAATATACAGGTGGACTTTCCAACAGTAGTGCAAATATTAATACTAATAATTCTGGAGGCGGTGGATCTCACTCACACGGATTCTCTGGATCTGGTCACAGCCACAACGTAAATAATCATACTCATAGTTTCAGTGGTAACTTTAGTGGTAACACTGGAAACCACACCCATAATGCTGGTTCCTTTAGTGGTTCAGCTATGGATTTTGCCGTACAATATCTAGACGTAATTATTTGTTCTAAAGATTAAATGACCCAACTTAAACCTGGCACCTTATGCCCTCTGATCGGTGAAGATTGTCGTGGACTTGAATGTTCATGGTATACACAGATACGTGGGCAGAATCCACAAACAGGTGAAGATATAGATGAGTGGGGATGTGCAGTTACATGGCTGCCCACCTTACTTATCGAAAATGCACAGATGCAAAGGCAGACAGGAGCAGCAGTAGAATCATTTAGAAATGAGTCTGTTAATACCAGAAACATGCTTGCTGCTATTACTCAAATGCCAAAACTAACAAAAGTTATAGAACATGACAACTAAAAATGTATGCGTAATCGTTCCAGATAAAGTAGTCTCAGTAGATGGCGAATCCTATGTACTAGATACTTGGTCTTTTGGCGATTCAAAGATTTGGGCTATCCAATGGGATGGTTCAACAAAAACAGGTGATATCGAACCTGCTCCTGTTAATGGAAAAATAGAAGGTGGTAACGAAGATCTTACTGCTCAAGATTATGACACGAAAGTAAAACATTATGTAGATGCGTGGGAAGTTCAAAAAGCTAAAGTTGCAGCTGCTGTAGCAGAAGCAGAGAAGAAAGAAAGTGATGAAACGGCAGCTAAAATTGCTAACCGTGCAGCAGTTAGAAAACTAGGTAAAATACCTGTTGAAAACCGCTTACCAATTTACCCTTCTGGCGTAGATTCTATATGATAGATGAGCTATTCTCAATACCTCTATACAGTGCTAAAGTTGATAACTTTAATGTTATACAGAGTGAAATCACTAAAGGGATCAAAGACAGTAAGTTTTCTACCAACCCTGAGTGGGGTAGAACACATTACTTATCTGATCCCAGTTTTTCAGAGAATTGGCTTGCCAAACATCGTTGTGACACCTTACTATCTGAGATAGAAAACCATGTGAATAATTATAAAAATGTGTTACATGTAGGAGATTGTACGCTTCAAGAGTCTTGGGTTGCTTTATTTAAAGAGCATAACTATGGACATGTACATGATCATGCAGGTAGTAAAATATCAGGCGTTTATTACTTTAAAACTAAAGGTAGTAAAGGTAATATTTTTTTCACATCTAAAAGATCTTGGCAAGGTAGAGTAGAATCTACCAGTCAGGAGGGTTTATTGATGTTGTTCCCTAGTGATCTTAAACATGGTATTACTACAAATACATCTACAGTATCACGGATTAGTATATCCTTTAATTTAGCATGAGAATACCTTCAGTTAATTTGCCCGAAGGTTTTGGTTTACCTAAAAGTTTACTTATACCAAAGGCAGAACTGAAACCTCCTAATGCAAGAATACCTGCTTTTCCAGCTATAGTTATACCTCCTACAGATTTAGAACGACCACGAGGGGTTGAACCTGAATCTACAGAGCAACCTCAACCACCCAAACTGACTATACCTGTATTGGATATACAAATGCCAATACCTGAAACAGCCGTAGTTATTACAGCAGTTACTACAGCAGTAGTGGCAGTTGCTACAACTACCGTTACTCAGTCTTTATTTGAACCAATCAAAAAGAAGGTACAGAAACAATTACAAGCTAAAGTTAACAAATGGAAGGAGAACAGGAAAAAAAGAAAGGACTCCTCGGAAAGCTGAAAGATGCTGCTGAGGATCAAGAACATCAGATCCAAATTCTAGGTACATTTGTCAGACTTGGCGTTGTAGTCTGGTCTGGATTTATCATTACGATGAACTACGTAGAAATACCTATGGTCAAGAAATCTGGTAACTCAGATATCACGTTCGTTGCTAGTGTGTTTACGGGCGCACTTGCAACTTTTGGCTTGACTACTGGTAATAAAAACGGCAGTAAAGCCGTCAATTGTCCTATGGCAAAGAAAAAAGACGAATGAAGAAGTTATGTTTATTTCTCATACTGATGGCACCCACGGTAGCGAGAGCAGAATTAGTAACCCCAAATTTCACACAGGGTTCTATGCAATCGACCACGACCACCACACAAACAATTACCGAGACTATCGACCACGAACTATTTGGAGGAGCTTACTCTAAATGGACTGGCGAAAATATAACCCCTTCAGCAGATATTTCTGGAAGCGGAACTACATTCTCGGTAACTTCAGCTGGCGATCCCTTTACTCTGGAGATAACAACCAGAGCAGCGGGAGCTACCATAGAGACAATAGACATAGACAGAAGTATCACAACAAACGCTACTACTACGTCCTTGTCAGTCTTCTCGCAATAGGAAACCCTGCCTTAGCTAATGAACCAGAAGTACAAAACACCTCCAACCCTGTGGCTGCGGCAACAGGAAATGTTACCAATCAAGCTGTACAGTTCCAGAATAACGGTGCTCCCAGTAGACAGCATTATGGTCCCAACATTTCGTGCAACGGATCTACTATGACGTTTAGCCCATTTTATATGGGTAATCATACGGTACCAATGGACCCTGAAGCTTATGTTCAAAATGAGAACTGGGGCTTTCAGGTTAACTTCATGATACCTCTAGACCAAAAGGGTCTGAAACAATGTAGACGTATAGCAGCAAGACAAGAAGAAAAGATGCGATTGGATTATGAGTTAGTACGGGCACTTAAATGTGCTGAGTTACAACAGAAAGGTTTTATGATTCATCCTAAATCCCCTTTCTATAGTATGTGTTCTGATGTTATTCCAATTGCTTCATATATCAAATCAACACAACCACCCAAGGAAAAGCCTTGGTATAACCCTTTTTAATTATGACTGGTGATAGAACACCCTCCTCACGAGAAAAAACACGTGAAGCTGCTATTGCAGCAGAAAAAGCTAAAGCTAAAGAAAAGTCCGAGTAAACCTTAACCAATTAAACTAATGATCGTATTAATCAAGCCTGTCCTATTCGCTTTCATCAAGTCCAAAGCAGTTAAACAACTTGTAGTTGACCTGCTCGAAAAGCTAGCAGCATCCACAGATAATACCCTGGATGACCAGGCAGTTGCACTTGTCAAAAGAAATCTAATTAAGTAAATGACTACAGCTAAAAAACGGGCTACTGATTCACAGTTCAATGAACTACATAAATTAGTAACCACGGAGTTTTTAGCTAGGATAAAGTCAGGGGAAGCTACTACAGCTGACCTTAAAGCGGCTTGCGATTGGCTAGCTAAGAATGATATCACGGGCATTGCCTTCGATAGTTCCCCTCTAGGGAAGCTAGCCGATCTTATGCCCAAGGTTGATTTTGATGCAGTCCAAAAAGCAGTACACCGATAATGGCTCCTAAAAAACTCCCATATTCTAAACTGAAGAAGAGTGCCAGGAATTACCGCAAGAACCCTTTGGCTCGCAAGAAAAAGAATGCGTCTCAAAGGAAACGAAATAAGCTCAAGATCAACAAGAAGTATAGAGCCGAACTTAACCGTGCCAGAAGAAAAGCTGGAGAATACGGTAAAGGTGGTAAAGACTTCTCTCACACAAAACGAGGTACGTTAGTACGTGAGAACGCATCTAAAAACAGAGCACGTAATCGTGGTAAAAAATGACACCTATACTTCCTAACGCAAACCATTACACTTACAATCTACTAGCTATGACTTCATCCGAGGCAAACAGACTCTGGAGAAAAGCTATAAAAGAGGCAAACAACTATGAATGTATTTATTGTGGAGAACTCCATAACGAGAATGATCTTACCATTGATCATGTACAGCCCCGATGTATGGGAGGTTGTTCCCATACTAGGAATTGTGTACCCGCTTGTGTCAAGTGTAATCAAAGCAAAGGAAGTCAAAATTGGTTAAACTGGTTTAGGGATAACTTCCCACCAGACCCCTTTAGAGAACAACAAATCCTTCAATGGATACAATAGCACCTATGAAATTATTTTTAGATACCGCTGATACTCAAGCAATTTACAATAGATTAGATACAGGGTTGATAAGTGGTGTTACCACCAACCCTACCTTAATCTTTAAAAGTGGAAGGCATCCACAACAAGTTTATAAAGAACTGGTTGATAAGGGTGTTGAAGATATTAGTATGGAAATCACTGCGGATAACCGTAAAGATTTCTTTTCAAGAGCTGTTGGACATGCAAAAGAGTATGGAGAAGCAGCTACTATTAAATTACCATGCTCTGAAGACGGTCTATGGGCCTGTAAGCAGCTTAATAAGATTAATATACGCACTAATGTCACTTTAGTATTCAGCGTCTCTCAGGCGATACTAGCAGCCTTAGCTGGAGCTACATACATTTCACCTTTTGTAGGTAGAATGGATGATAACTCTTTATCTGGTTTATCATTAATTAGTGATATATCTAAAGTATACAAAAAGCAGTTTATCAATACTATGATACTAGCTGCTTCTATTAGAGATGTACAGTCAGTTGGCACAGCTTTCCAGCTTGGTGCTGATATATGTACAATACCACCTAAAGTTTTTGATAGTATGTACCAACATGTACTTACAGATAAAGGTTTAGCACAATTCAACGAAGATGCAAATTCAACAACAACTTCAAAGTGATTTTAGGTTCTTTTTAACGGCTGTGTGGACTCATTTAGCTCTACCACAGCCGACTAGAGCACAACTTTGTATAGCAGAATACCTACAACATGGACCAAAAAGATTACAGATTCAAGCTTTCCGTGGTGTAGGTAAGTCGTGGATTACTGCTGCTTTTGTTCTATGGACTTTATATAACGATCCCGACAGAAAAATCATGGTTGTATCTGCTTCTAAGGATAGAGCAGACTCATTTTCAATATTTTGTCAAAGATTAATCCTTGAAGTCCCCTGGTTATCACATCTTAAGCCTAAGAATGATGATCAAAGATGGTCACGTGTCAATTTTGACGTAGGACCAGCAGCACCCCACCAAGCACCTAGCGTTAAATCCGTTGGTATCACAGGTCAGTTAACTGGAAGTCGTGCAGACTTGATGGTTTTAGATGACGTAGAGGTACCAAACAACAGTATGACCGAACTACAACGTGAAAAATTACTTCAATTGGTTACTGAGTGTGAGTCTATTCTTACTCCTAAACCTGATTCTCGTATCATGTTCCTTGGAACTCCTCAGACTACTTTTACCGTCTATAACAAACTCAGGGAACGTGCTTATAAACCTTTTGTATGGCCAGCTCGATACCCTCGAAAGGTGGCTATGTATGATGGTTTACTCGCACCACAGCTAGAAGAGGACTTAAATAAACAAGATGACCTTACATGGGAACCAACGGATACGAGATTCCGTGAGGACGATTTGCTGGAACGTGAATCTGCTATGGGTAGGAGTAACTTTATGTTGCAGTTTATGCTCGACACTTCTCTATCTGATGCGGAGAAGTTTCCTCTCAAATTTGCCGATCTCATCATTAATCCAGTCAACCCCGAAACAGCCCCAGAAAACATCATCTGGTGCTCCAGCAAAGACAACATTATAAAAGAGTTACCTTGTGTTGGTCTTCCAGGAGACTATTATTATAGTCCAATGCAAGTTCAGGGGGAATGGCAACCTTATTCTGAAACTATATGCAGCGTAGACCCCTCTGGAAGGGGGTCAGATGAGACTGTAGCGTGCTTCTTATCACAGTTGAATGGGATAATGTATTTGCATGAAGTCTACGCCTCTACAGACGGTTATTCAGACAAAACTTTATTATCTATTTTAGCTAGATGTAAAAAATATAATGTATCAACTTTACTTATTGAAAGTAACTTTGGTGATGGCATGATATCTGAGTTATTTAGAAAACATGCTATTAATAAAAATGTACCAATTAACATAGAGGAAACTAGAGCTAATGTCAGGAAAGAAGATCGTATTATTGACAGCCTTGAGCCTGTCTTTAATCAGCATAGGCTGGTGGTGGACCCCAAGGTTATTAAATGGGATTATGATTCGGGGGCTGAAAGGCCGTCTGAAACTAGATTCCAATATATGCTTGGATATCAAATCTCCAGAATGTGTAGGGAAAAAGGTGCCGTCAAACATGACGACAGAATCGATGCTCTTGCCCAAGGGGTCAAGTGGTTTACCGATGCCCTCGCCATCTCAGCTACTGCCGCAATAAGAGACAGAAAAGACCAAGAATTTCTAGACCACTTAGAAGCTTGGGTAGAGAATCCAGAAGCTGAGGCTAATCATTTAGTCTTAGGAATGGACTTAAATCAGCGTAGAATGGCACGAGGTAAAGCTAAAGGTAAGCCCCTTCCAACATGGGTTTAACAAAGTGTACACTAACACACGGGGAAGTGGTGCTCCTCGTGTGTGGAAACAGCGGTCAAATTGAGAAGAGACAAACTCCAGTAATAGGGATCTCTTCTCTACCCAATCGAATATCGGCGAAGCTTCGATCCACATGAAAAAATTATTATTAATTCTACTTCTATTAAGGATAATAGGACCAGTAGGATTAGCAACGTACTACTACTTACAGCACGATGTCCAAACTAACAGAACAGATAGAGAAAGCGTTAAATACAGTAGGTGAATGGATAGACTCTGAAGGTATTATAAAGATTACTAGGGATCTCGATGAGTCTGCTGGTAGACTAGACGATGCTACAGGTAAATGGATACCTGATTATAGTTCTTCATACACCTTTATTGATATACTAGATGATAAAACTAAAGGTACAGGTAAAGGTACCGTAGCTGATATCAATAAGTTAAAAAAGAAGTTTAATGATATAAGACCACACCTTCCTTGGGGAGATTATGGTTTAAATGCAGATCACCCTACTAAAGCTAAACTTTATCAAAGATTATTTAAGAATGACCCTTTAGTACGACCTAGTGGTGAAATGGCGGGAGCTAAACGGGTTTTAAAAACAGGAGAAACAGTCCGTGAAGAGTTTGAAACCTTATTACTGAAATCCCCAGGAAAATACTATTCTAATGGCGGTGTTGATGATACTATCGTTCAACCTGCTTTTCAGAAGTATCTTGGTGAGAGAGATAGGAGAATTAGAACAGGAGCTAAAAGAGCTAGTGCTCAATTTATTGCACCTAATGGTATGGCCTACTATTTTAGTGCCAACGGACAGGGTGCTAAGTCTAAAACGAACTTGGTAGCTGGAGATGGTACTTTTTTTAAAGTAGTCCCTAGTATAGATGGTACGCTCAAAGAAGCTAAAAGAAGAGCAACTAAATTAAATCTTACACCTAAGATGA